CGACCAATTAGATGCGGATTTAACGTCATCAACAGCACCATCAATAACAATATCATATGTTCCATTGACGGATGTATCATCATCAATCTCAAGCGTAACCTGTTCAGCATCTTCATACTCTACTCCTGCTTCTGTTAGCAATCCCTTGAAGACAGCCTCAACGATGTCTCCAAGCATCATGTTCATTACGAATGTAGTTGGCAAGGGCAACGCTTTCTCTGGCTGGTTCTTCTCAAACCAGAGTTGGCAAGTTGGCCTTCCTATGTTGGACATACGAAGGCGAAACTCACCACGCTTATTGCCCCCACCAAACTGGCGTTGTACTGCATCCATTACATCTTGACCTATCTGCTTGATGGTGTCGTCCGACATTGTGGACTTACCATTAGCAGCGTTCTCCATGTATTGATGCAACGCCAGTTCAGCAGGATGGTTCATTATGCTACTTCCACTTCCTCGTCAAAGTCAATGATGCCATCTACGATAGCCTCATCGTCATCATCATCATGCGAGTTAGCCTTGTCAGCCCAAGCATTAATGATGTACTCGTTGTAGTTTTGCACCCACTGCATGAAGTCTGCGAACATAGTCTGTTCTGTCTCTGTCAGTTCCAGTGTGCTGGATATATCAAGAGATACTACAGGCAGGTAGAACACTGCACCAGTAGGAATTTTACGCTCCTCTGTGTTGGCAGTGATGATGTGCTGCACAGGCAGACGCTTCATCTTTGCGAGTTTGGTAAAGGCAGTGCCTACATTCTTGAAGGCATCACGATTATCAATCTCCCAGATGAATGGCATCTCATCTACATCAACAGCATTACCGCTTGCGTCAGTTGCGTTGACCAGTTCAACTGTGCCAAGCACTACACGCACTCGCTTAATCTGCTTGATGAGTTCCTGTGTCTTCTCTGGCAGTGCCTTGAAGTCCTGAATGTAGCCAGCGGGTTTACCGCAGTTAAAGCCACCATCATTGTCCTTCAAGTCAACATTCAGATTGTCAGCCATGACGGTCTTGACATAGCGGTTAGGGCTATCGCCCATGCCACGAACAAAACGCTTATACATGAACCGTTGCAGGAATGGGCGAATCTTCACGGACTCCGCATAGTATGTTGGCCCATCTGGAATCTCCAGTTTGTATGTGCCACCACTTACGACTTCCATGTTCACCTTCTTGCCATTCACATCTGCCTCTCCCATAACAGGTGAGTGGTTGATGCGAAGACGAGCGAGAGTGCTTGTTTGCTTACGCTCACTTGCACCTTCGTTGGCAATGCCCATTGCTTTCGCCATTGCTGCGTAGTTGTTTGTGTCAATAGTTGTTAGTTCCATATTTTATACTCCTTCTTTTGAGTTAGTAAAGCCATAGTTATATCACGACACGTCTTTAGTGTCAAGCCAATTGGGGCCAATTTTTGCCTCTAGTTCCAGTGGAACATTGAATACCAATCCCCAACGTAAGGTAATCAAGTCAGGCAAAGCCTTGTTAGTCTCGTGTATTATGTCAATGCATCTCCTTTCTTCATCTGGGTGAACGTCAATCACAATCGAATCATGCACAGTGTTTACCACACATGACTGCATACCGTCAAGTAGTTTTTCGATATGCAATAGTGCGAGTGGCACAATGTCTGCTGTAGCAAACGACTGCACAGGATAGTTCTTAATCTGTGTAAAGTGTGACACTCTGCCACGTGAGTTACGAGTTACATCAGGAAAAGCAAACTCTCTGCCTGATGGTGTCGTAATCTTGCGTGTGTTTATAGCCTCTTTAGCCAGTCGGGAATGCCAAGATGCGACCCCTTGGTACTTCTCCGTGAAGTGTGTGTAGTATGCTGCTTCAGCCTTTGTTCTTCCAAAGCCTGTTGCTCCATATAACGGCGCGAATGTATGCGCCTTCGCATCCTGTCTACTCGTAGGTTGACCAGCGGTACTAATAACTTCAGCGGTGTAACTGTGTACATCAAATCCAGTAGATACTTCTTCAATAGCAACTCCATCCTGTGATAAATAAGCAGCCGCACGAAACTCCAACTGTGCAAAGTCTGCTTCCATAATCTTGCCACCGTCAAACCTAGACACAAACACCTTCTTCACAGGGAATGTGCCGCCACGTGGCATGTTCTGCATGTTAGGGTCAGCACCACTAAACCTGCCTGTGGCAGTGCGATGCTGTAGCAAGCGTACATGCAACTTGCCATCAGTCTTTGTGTGTAGGTCAATGCCTTCGACAAAGGATGACAGGTATGTGTCAACGGCAGACAGCCTACGTACCTTCGATAAGAAGTCTACTGCATCTGTCATACCTTTGGACTTCGCGGCAGATTCCAACACTTCAAGGTTGCCCTTGCTTGTCGTGAAGCCATTCGCGCTAGCCCACTTAGGTGATGGCGGTTTGAATTTAAGACCTGCCACAGTATCAAGATTAGTAAGAGTATAACCATCTTTGTTGCATACCTTACAAGTATTGGGTTTTGCAAAAGGTGTTCCATCTTTCTTTACCTTCCTTACGTATCCAGTTCCATTACAGTTTGAGCATTGCTCTGCTCTAGTCTTATACATCCGCTTTGTGCCACCCGCAATCAGACTGCGAAAGTCTGCGTCATCCATGTATGGGTCAATAGCATTACCCCAATAGGTCTTATCCATAACCTTGCGGCTATAGATAACCCAAGACAATTGCTCTGGGCTGTTCAAGTTGATAGGTGTATCACCCATCAGTTCACGAACATGCTCTTGCAGGTCAATCTCAAGTTGCTTCTTCTCTGCCTCAAACTGTTCGCGCACTTCATTTAACTTGGTGCGGTCAACGCTGAAGCCTCGCTGATAAATACGAGCAAGACATACAGCCACCTGATTGGTCAGGTCAACTGTTCCCATCAAGCCGCTATCATCAGGTGTATTCAGGCGATACATCAGTCTGTCAGACAGTTGCTGTGTAGCATGAAGGTCAGCAGACAGATACTCTGACAACTCTGCGTGAGGAATATCACGAGTGCTGTAACCCTGTTTGAAATATTCCTTCAGTGTGTCCTGCTTCTTTGTGTCTAACTCATAGCGTTCAGCACATGCTTCTAGTGACAGTGGTTCTTTCTGTCCACGTTGTAGCACATACTCTGCCAGCATCGTGTCAAAGACAGGCCCATCATACTTAAAGCCTGACTCCCACAGCCACAGCAAGTCGTGTGCAGCATTGTGACATATAAGAACACTAGCCGCATCAAGGAACTCCTGTACTAGTACATGTCCATATTCATCTGAATCTACCTGACTATGGTCAAAGGTGATGATGCGTTCAACGCCTTGGTCATTGAGCATGCCAACCATAGTTAGTGAGTTCTCTGGCTCAAAGGGGTCAAGGTGCATCTTACCACCACGCTTGGTGACAGTGTTCTCTACATCAAGTGTTAACTTCATCCTTCATACCTCGCTGTCAAGTAATCCAATTCACAGTTCACCATGCCATGCCAGCCGTTCAACTTGTTCTTCACGATGTTGATATGGCGTAGTGGGCTTTCTTCTTCCTGCCCTTCCACAGATGGTGACTTACCAATCAGTATCATCAGGTCAGCCTCTGCAGCCTTACCTGTGCGGCTACCCTGCATCATGCTCTGGTTCAATTGCGCACGACCCTCTGCCTCTGCAGACAACTGTGACATGTAGAACACAGCACAATCATATGTCTTGGCAATCTGCCTAGCGTAGATAGCACAAGCGGCTAGTGCTTGGTCTTCCCTTGCATATGAACCTGATACAGTAAACTTATCACCCATGTCAAGCACCAAGATGTCGGGCTTGTATGACTTGCACACGGATTCTACCCATGCCATATCACGCCCACCTGCTTCCTTAATCTTAATGTTATCCATCACAGGCTTGTATAGGGCATGTGCCTTACTCATGTTGTCACGAACCTCACGAGCAGACATACCTGCCGCCGCTGTCAGGTATCGTGCGCCAACACGGTGAGTAGGCTCTTCGTTACACAGGATGATACACTTCGCACCCTGATGTGCGAATCCATTCGGACCTGCAATCAATGAGGCGTGGAAGGATGTCTTACCTGTGTTGGGTCTAGCACCTACCTCAATCAACTGACCGCCACTCACGCCCTCTACCTTGCGACACACGCTAGGTATGTTGAACGTCCACCGTGCTTCCAGTTCAGCCTTCGCCATGAGTGTTTCAATGCTGATGTCATCCCATTCAATGTTCAGGTTTGGGATGAAGTCATCACCGTAGTTCTCCAGCAGATTACGCAGAGACTCCAGTGTGGTGGCATCACCATTGACCATATCAAAGCCAATGTTTGCTACATCCTCACCAATTACCTGACGAAATAACTTGGATAGCACCTCTTGTGAGATGTCATGCCCCATCGTGCCTTCCTTCTTAATGGAAGCGAACAGGCTGGCATAAGACTGCTTCTGTGCTGTAGTCAATGTCGGATTGTCCGACATGAACAGTGCCTCTATCTCGTCAGGGGATACTGTGCGATTGTATCTGTCCATTGCAGTGTCAATGGTCTTCTTAATCTTACGCACATCCTTGCTGAACAATCGGTCAGGACACTTAGCCCCACGATGGTCATCGTAAAACGACTTGTCCATCAGGCTACGAATTAGTGATAGTTCCATATCAATTCTCCTTGTTGGTTAAGGATGCCAGTGCATCCATGTCATCGGGGTGACGATACTTGATGTCGTCTGTCAAACGCAGGACACGCACATCGGAAACATGTCCACGCAATTCTTTCGCAATCGCTAGTGTCTTTGGTAAAGCATCGGGGTCTAATGCGATTACTGCTGTCGAGAACTGTGAGAGATACCTCTTGTGTGATTCAAGCAGTGATGTCCCCAACATGGCTACCCCTACAAGCCGAACATCACCGCCTACAACTGCGGCACTCACACAGTCCTCAACAACTACGGCGACTTTACCACAGCCATAAGCATAAGGCAAGCCACTTTTTCCATATCGTTTCCACTTTGGTAATCGCTTACCAAGTGAGCGACCAGTCGCATCCACAATTCTCCCCTCATGCTTGACGGGAAATACAACACGGTCTTCCTTTACATCATACATCAATCCAAGTGCGTCCTCATCAATGCCCCACTCAGCACAGAACTTGATGAACTGTCGCTGTCCTCTGTGCGGCACAACATAACTAGGCAACTCAAATGTGTCAGTGGCAAAGTCTTCTGCGCCAGCAAAGCCAGTGCGAATGTCATCCACGGATAGATGGACACGAGTGCCACCACTCGCAGTGCATGATGCCTTGTAGCAATTCCATACAAGACTACCCATGTTATTAGTCACTGTGAATGTATTATACCCATTACATACTGGACAAGTCATACGCTTTGTATGTCCATTAGGTATATCCATATCACTTACAATGTTATATATATTATTCATGTATATATCACTCTCCTTGTCGGCACTTGTATATGCTTATATCATGCTTGTGACGCTCCGTCAATGCATAATTAGCAGATGCAAATGTATTTTTCATGTAAGGCTTGACTGACTGTGGGTTACTGTGTCCTGTAACCGACATGATTTGTGCCATACCGACACCTGCTTCAATCATTTCAGTCGTGCCTGTCCTACGCAAGTCCATCAGCCGTAGTTCGTCTGACAATCCTGCTTGCCGCATCACCTGTCGCCCATATTTAGACAGCCTCTGCATACTGTAAGGTTGAAACTCACCATTAGCAGGGCGTGGGCGTGGTGCTACATACTGCTGGAAACCAAAGTCTTCATTCTGTTGCACCAGCATTGACATCAAGTCGTCACTGATAGGCAGTGTCACTTGCGCACGGCGTTTGCTCTGCTCAAGAAACAGTTTGCCTTCAGCCAAGTCAAACATATCCCATGTAAGCAAGCGCATGTCACCCAAGCGTTGACACCACTCATACGCCATGTGAACAATCAATCCCACATTGCGTGTCTCAAATTCAGAGTAAGCAGTGTCAAGGAATTGACGCACATCATCCTTTGTCCAGACAACCTTGCGTGGCACAGGTGTCTTGCGTTTCACGCTGGCAAATGGATTGACATACGCATACTCCATGTCGATAGCGTAGCGATACACACGAGATGCACAAGTGCATACATGATTAGCAAACTGCACACCTCGCTTGACCCACTCTTCATATGCAATCTTCGCTTGTCTAGTGGTCAAATCCTTGTATGACTTCTCGCCCAAAGTCTCTGTCAATACAGACAGAAAGTATTTATAGTCTCGTTTAGTTTCGTCACGCAACATATTGAAATCATTAGATTGATAGTAGGCATCCACAAGCATGGACAACGGGCTGCTCTTACCTAGTGTCACAACTTGTGCTTGTTCTTCTCGCCATGAATCAATCTGCTCATTCAACTCACGAGCCTGTGCTTTGACTGTTCGTAGGTCTGTGCCTAACTCAACACGCTCCACAACCCCAGCATCAATTAAACGCTGGGGCGGGTTGAAGCGATAGTGAGTGCGACCAGACGCTAACTTACGAGCCTGTGTGTATCGCGGCAGTGTCATTTTCTTGACATCCTTTCTTCAAGTCTATAGCAATCTTATTGCTTCTTACATACATCTTGTTATCGTAGAATGTGACCACCTTCACGCCTAGTTTCTTCTGCTTATCAGTTAGACCAGTGGCATAAAGTCTCATGTCACCGTCTGCTTTTGTGTAGATACTAGGTGTCTTACAATCCATAAGTATCATCTGTCCTGTGTCAACATTGATAGCAATCAAATCTATCGGGCCGGAACAGGCGATGTTCTTGAACACCTCGTATCCTTCCTTCAAGAATTGGTGACATATCTCTATCTCAGTTATGTCACCCATTCTGCTTGGATTGTGTTTGATTTCATTCATGCCGCAATCAACTCCTTGAACTGCTTGCTTTCAATCCACTGTGCCACCTTATGCTCACGAGTGAACATGGACACAGCCTCTGTATCCTTGCCAGTGTTACGCAGGGCAAACCCATTGCGGTCATCAGCATAGGTAGCAAAGTTGGTGAAGGCAGAATACAATGCCCACACATTCTGACCACGCACACCTGCCTCTTGGTTATACAGGTTGAGCATCTTCTCTGCAGTGCGTTCAGACTTGAGCAATGACTCAAGCATAGCCTTCACATCACCTACATACAGAGGCTTGACTGCCCACTGCTGAAGCCGCTTTGACTGTGCATAGAATGACTGTGAAGATTCACGCAGGTCACGAATGAACTTATCCATGGTGAAGTTGCTAGTGTTCTTACGCCGCACCTTGTCATGCTCACCACGAATCATACCATTAGTGCAGAAGAAATCAATCGCACCAAAGTAAGTCTGGTTGGAACATGAACCATCAATACCATGCAGTGCAATGATACGCTGTGCAACAGTCGTAGTGTGCTTGTCACTCTCAATACGAGCAGTCACATTAGGCAACACCATGTCCATCATAGCCCAAGCATTCTGTCGTGCTACACGCCACTTGATGTTCATGCTGTCGCATTCTTCTTCACCCAAGTGTTCAGTGATTGT